GATGTTTCGCAGCAAAGCGTGGTTGAAGGCTGTTGCCTCTCTATCCTGCCAGCGATGTGGTCTGGACGGTCAGACACAAGCTGCACATGCCAACTGGGGTGCGTACGGCAAGGGCATGGGGGTGAAGGCACACGATTGTTTTACCGCGGCACTCTGTCAGCACTGCCACTTTGCCATCGACCAGGGGGCGAAGATGTCAGGAGAGGAAAGGCGCGAAGCCTGGGAAGATGCGTTTCGCAAGACGTTGGTTGCGCTATGCGAGGCTGGCAGGTTCAGTGTCAAGTAGTGCGGGGAAAAGGTTCTATAGCAGGTGTTTTCCACTACAAGGAGGTGAGATTGAGTCAAGATAAAAGTGGTCCAGCGTTTCCAGTACATCCAAACCTTGCGCCAACAATAGGGTGCGTAAACTCTGTTACTGATGCAGGGATGTCTGTACGAGACTATTTTGCAGCAAAGGTTTTGCAAGGCATCTATGCACACACTGGAGGATATCCACCAGAGTGGACAGATTGGGACGACGATCTTGTTGTTGCAGAGCGTTGTTATGAAATGGCTGACGCTATGTTGAAAGTGAGGTTGAGATGAAGAAAGTAGCAGTAGGTCTGTTGTTTTCACTTGTTGCGAGTGTTGCTTACGCAGCTTGCAGCACGCACACATACACAATCAACGGCAGGATGGTGACTTGCACTACCTGTTGTTTCGGGGGGAATTGCAATACCAATTGCTTCTAGCAGGGTTGCCTGTAAGGTTGGTGTAAGGCTTTACAGGCAAACTTTGTTTTCGTATGATCTCTTAGCGCCGTGAGAAGCGCAAAAGGGGCATCGCAAGCAGTCTCCAGCGGGGACGGCCTCAGATGCCGTAAGTTCACTGCAACGGTGGGCAGCCCCCGGTAATTCTCACACTGGGGTCGTCCACCACTGGAGATTGCTGTGCATCTGTTCATGTTTCACCTTGGCGATTATTACGCGCATACCGCGCATTTGTCGCCAATGGAGGACTTGGCCTACAGGCGAATCATCGACCTGTACTACCTCCATGAACAACCTCCGTCCGGGACACCGGAACAAATCGCTCGCCAGATCAGGATGCGTGACCAGTCAAAGGCTGTCACGCAAGTCCTATATGAGTTTTTCACAGAGGAGGTGGGTGGTTCTGTGGATAACTCTATTCAAGTGTGGCGGCACAAACGCTGCGACAAGGAAATCGAGCGTTATCAAGCGGTTAAGGATGGTGGGAAGAAAGGGGCGGCTAAGAGGTGGGCAAAGGGTAGCGATGACCAGCCTATAGCCCCCCTATCGCCACCCTACGAACCCCCTAATGCTAACCAAGAACCAATAACCAATAACCGTAAACCATTAACCAATAATAAGACGCGCTCGACGCGCTTTGATCTTCAGGAGGTGCCTGACGAATGGATCGACTTCTGCAAGCAAGAGCGTCCAGACCTCGACCCGCGCAAGACGTTCGATGCGTTCCGCGACTACTGGATCGCGCAGCCTGGTAGCAAGGGGTTGAAGGCCGATTGGCTGGCGACGTGGCGCAACTGGGTTCGCAACACTAGGGTTTCCCCCAATACACAGCAAGCTAAAAAAGACCGAAAGTCTGAACTGATCTTCGGTTCGTGGGAAAGGAAAGATGACTTCATCGACATGGGAGATGCCAATGCCATCCCGCTATCCATACGCTGAACGCATGATGCAGCACTTTTCGGTGATGTACGGCAACCAGAAGGTGAAAGCGATGTACATGGAGGACGACAACGGCATCATGGCTGCGAACGAAGCGTGGGAGACGTTTCTCCGCAAGACAAAGCCTGAAGTTATCCGCAAGGTTATCGACAACCTGCCGAGCCTTGGGCGCGATTGGCCTCCCAGTTTGTCGGAGTTTATGGGGATGTGCCGCGACTTTGATCGTGTCGAGCAGCGTCAAACCGTGTCGTTGCCAGCGCCGAAGCACGTTACCGATGAAGGCAAAGCGATTCTTAAACAGATGAAAGAGATGCTAGAGAGCAAAAAAGTGAGGTTGTGATGTCTGCTTGTACGAGTTGTGGGGGATGGAACTCGAAGGTCAAAGAAAGTCGGAAAGACACAAGATTTGGTTACAAGTGGCGGCTGAGGGATTGTTCAGATTGTGGGCACCGCTGGAGCACATACGAGGTTCCTGTTGACTTGCTAGAGGTCGATGGTGGCAACGAAAACGGGAAGCTGGAGCGATGAAACCGGACGCAGGGTTTGTCGCAGAACAGGCAAACAGGATGAAGGAAATCATTCAGAACAGAGCAGCACTCAACAGGGATGACCTGGAATACGTTGTCGAGCGTGTTGCAAAGCTGAAGGACGAGAGATTGCAGCAATGTGTTGCCGAGCTAATCGGTTGGGGAGACGACGAGCGTGCAGAGTTGGAGACGTTTATTGCTGTTGCAATCGAGGTGATGAAGCGAACCAACGTATCGAAACTACGCGAATGTGCTCGAATCGTTGAGTTGCGATTCCTGGCTGGAGAGTTGAAGTGATTACGAATGCTGAGGCTGTTACTGATCCTGGGTTGGTCTATAGGCCGATGTCTACCTGTCCTACCGGACCAAAGGTGTTGCTGCTGAACAAGGCCGGGATCGCACAGACAGGCTGGTGGGAGGGTAAAGGTGACTGGTATGTGGGCTGGTATCCGCTGCCAAAGATACCGGCTGAGATCAAGGCGTTGATCGAACCAACATACAAGATGGAGAGTTGTCGTGAGTCCGTCTGAGATTGTCGATGAGCTAGAGGATGACTTGCGGGTAATTGCGATCAACCTCAGTCACCAAGCAGGTTTGTCTGACTGTAGGAGGAAAGTATTCCTGCGGCACGTCAACAAGTATGTGCAAGACCTGAGTATCGTGTTTGCACAAGACGAGTGTAAGTGTAGGAAGTGGCTCATCAGAGACAAGTGGCGAGGATCACCAAGCCATGCAAAACGGATTGAGATTCTGCGAATCAACTTAGGAGCGAAATAACATGAACCGAGACGACATCATCCGCATGGCGCGGGAGGCTGGACTGTTGCGAAGCGGAGATGGATGGACAGAGCCTCACCGCTGGGGAATTACCGAAATTGAACGCTTTGCCGCCCTTGTCGCCGCAGCCGAGCGTCAGGCGTGTGCTCAGATTGCCTTTAATGCCAAGACATACGTCAAAGCTGCCGCCGCCATCCGAGCACGAGGTGAGAAATGAGCAAGTTTGTCCTGATTGTCGAAAGCAAAGAAGCCCGCAGCGGTTACGACAACTCCGTCCTTACTAAAGCGGGCGACAAATTTTTAGTGACCATTGAGCCTGAAGGTTGGGTCGAGGCAACATCCAGCCGATGGACTGGAAGCCTTAACGAATCGAACGGCTTTCCAATCCGCGCAAAGCTGTTCGACTCAAAGGACGCCGCGGTCAAGTTTGGCAAGCGCTGGAAGGGGCATCCCTGGTATTGCAAGCCGAACGGCAACTTTCAGGTCATCGAGGTCAAGCCAATATTTAAGCAGGTTTTAGACGGCTACGAAGCCGAGATTGACGGGGTATAAAACATGAGCAAGCGCACCGAGTACGAAGAAATCCACACCTGCCACGATGAGTGCCAGCGTCCTGCTTGCGTCGCGGTGCGTGAGGCGGTTAAGGCCGAGCGTGATCGGTGCATCCTGATACTAGAGCGCCTGCACGAGCGGTCTGGAGGGCAGTACAACTATTACTTGCACGCAGCCAAAGTGCTGAAGGGGGAGGTATGACCGAAGCCTTCTTTATCGGCTACGCAGTCGGAATCATCACCGGCTATGTGATCTGGGCACCGGAGACGCGGTTCAAGCGGAACTTTGTTGACGGTCTGACGTTGCGGTTTTTGTGGAGGCGGAGATGAGCATCGAGACGATGAAGATGGCACTGGAAGTGTTGGAGCAAATCAACCAACTTAGCATTGGCGAGAACGCTATCGCTTTGCCGGGTGAGATTGACGGAGCGATGGACAATCTCCGCGCTGCCATCGAGCATGCTGAGAAGCGCCAATGGGTCGGGCTGACGGATGAGGAGATCAGCGATTTATGGTGCAAGGTTAGCAACACAGACTTTGTAACGGCAGACACTCATGTGTTCGCCC